CCGAGAGGATGGATGATGAGTTGCTCATAGGCAATGTCAATGATCTCACAAATTTTGTGATAATCCTTGTGCATAGAGAACCCCTTTTTGCGCAACTCAGCAACCATCCGAACAACAGCAGCATTTTGGGTGGAATCAAATGCTGTCATGTCACCGGCATAAACATACTCATGAGTGAGCATGGTTTTCCAGATCTCATCGAAATTACGACCATTGATGGGCATACCGATCTTACCCGGAACGTCCCAAATCTTGTAGTTATGATTGGGACCATGAGAAAAGACGGTTGAAAGAACATAATGGGTGAAAGAAGACCCAATAATAGTGCGAACAGAACGAGATTCAGCCTTGGAAGGCTTCAAATTCTCCATCTTGGTAAAGACAGGAGAAATGGGCAACAAACTTTTAGCATGCTTGAAAACCTTAGCCCAAGCATTCAAGAAAGGTTTGTTGCCCCCCATAACGTCAATAACCTGTTGACGTGTGAGTTGAACCAATTTCGTTCCATTCCGACCCTTTTCCGTGAAGAAACCAAAACCCATATTAAAATTCTTCTTCCATAACCGGAAAACGTCCCAGAAGGAAGTGAGTTTGGAGTCCGCAAATTGCGCGCGGACGCCAACCCACAAACCATCTAAAAGATCGTCATCCAGATCTGAAAGGTTGGACATATCAGCATTATTGCCTGTCCAATAACGAGCAGTGGATTTGATTTCTTCAAAGATGCCAGTGAAAGTGGAGGTGTGAAGATTACCAGCAAAATCTTCAAAGAACCCGTTTGAGGGAAGCCAACTGTGAGTGGTCACAGAAGGCTTGGGATAACCCAAACGGTTGGAGGTGATGGCGATCACCTTATCCCTAAAGGAACCCCATTCACGAAGGTAGGGGTTGTCAACAGCGCCAGGACCTTCGATAGAATCAAGGAAGGTCTGGTTCACAGGGAAAGACATACCCTTTAGGAAAGCAAAGGTGTTACGTACACCTTCAACGTTCGATGGCTGGTAGAGGCCCTGGATAAACTCGGGAATCCGAACATTATCCAAGGTCTCAACCAACCTTATGGCCGTCTTTCGGCCCAGAGAAATAAACGCAATCATGTGGAATGAAAGGAGGTCTTTAGAACCACCACCACGTTTAATGCGCTTGATAGAAGCATCACGATCTTCAAAAAGTTGCTGGGCTTCAGCAGCAACCTCGGCAGGGAGGGCATCCTCGGATTCAATGGAAGACAATTCCGTATAATCTGAAGATAGAACAAGCCCAAAGAACCTCGACCAAGAAAAGAAAAGAGAGGCCCAAGAAGGGCCCAGAGAACCGTCCAAACGCTCAGGGCGGCGATAAAATTCGTCAACCATGAGCAGAAATAGACCGTACCCTGGGTCGATAAGGGCATCAGGAATAAAGAAGGGGATTGTTGCAAGAGCCATGGCGTCAAAAATACGACGTGGCAAAGACAACACAGAATTAACACCTCTCATTAAAATCGAGAGAGTGGACCGAATGATAACCCAAAACAATAACCAAACCATTAAGAGAGGGAACCAGGGCAAAGAA